GGTAGGTTCACTCTGTTTCAGATACTTCTGATAGATTTCAGGAAGCTCTTTTTCGAGGGTCTTCGCATCGAACATACTTTTTCCCTTTGACAGTTTATAGGTGAGAAGGGTTTGCCCGGAACTATCAATCAAAGTATCTCCTAAATCACCCAATGTGATAATTATCTTTCCCCTTAATTCTTCTTCTATGGCCTCCTGTTCCTTTATTGTTTCCTTAACACCCCTCAGTTCATCTATTCTTATAATGTCCTCTGTTGAGGCAATTACCGCGCCCTGGGTCTGGCTTCTTCCATATCTCTGGATTGCATCGGCATATGTCACAGCATCGGGAGGATTACCGTCAACAACCCTCTGCCAAAATGTAGCCGCAGCATCAACAATCAATTCCTGCAACTCTCTGTCGTGAGGCACTTCGTAAAGTTCCGGGCTTCCCCCGGCGATCGAGACAGGCACATCTGTAACCTCAAAACCTGTTACCACCATGTAATGCTGTACCTGTAGGTGATAATAGTCGGGAATCTCGTTTGTCCCTGGTTCGCCCCAATCCTTTCCTGATCGTGCCGTCTTGATTTCCACAACCCTTCCATCATCCGTGAAACCATCAAGGGAAGCCAGCATGAAGGGATATCTTGCGTGATACAATATCTTGTCGGGCAATCTTACGCTGCGGCCAGTAACATCGCTATACCACTGCCGGATTGCTGGCTCCATGCGCTTACCCCAATCAGTGGCCTCATTGCCCACCCAGGGATCAACCTCTTTCCGTTTTTCCCGATATACCTGATATGCCGTCTTCCAAGGATTCATCCCAAGGATTGCGGCAATATCGGAGCCGCCGATTCCTTTGCGTCTTTCCTCTAACCATAATGCTTCGTTTTCCATCCCTACCCCTCCCTCTTCTCAATCTTGTCCTGAATATTGACTATCATCGTGTTTTGTAAACAGTGTTATTCTCACGCTATCAATGTTAAAATTTATTACTTTACATGATGGTAACTGTTCAATACTTGCTGGTATAATATCTGCCAGCCTTTTAAATGTATCGCCTGATACATCATGTATGTATACATGGGCTAATCTTTCGTCTGCATTAAATGTTGCATTCATCTCCCTACCCCCTTTCTTATGCCCCCCGGTGATCGCTGAGTACCGAGGGGCTTTGCACTATTACTCTTGCCGCTGCTGAGTCGGGGTCAGCTCCCCATTCAGTTGTTGTCCACCTCCTTTTTATAGATTCTCAGGGTGTTCTCAAGGCCAGTTACAAACCCTGTAATCACCCCGTAGAAGATGCCCACAATGATTGACAACGGTATCATCGCCAATACCTTAGTTACCCACCACGCCTTTTTAAATGGCTCAGGCACGATATACTTTATTGGTACGTCCCGCTTCTCCCGCTTCACCTTCTCAACTACCGCTATTTTCTTTGCTGTCTCTGCCATGTTTTCTCTCCTTAAAAATTATATAAACTCCAATCACGTCTATTGTTGCCACCACGCCGAGGAAAAATCCGACAAGTAATACTAAGTAGTGTTCGGTCATGGCTCTCTCCCCTGCATCCCCGCTACTGCTCGTTCAGCTTTTATCTGTTCCGCCAGCCTAATTATCTCATTCCCTGCTCCGTGTGGATTCTGTAGAGAAGTTGTATTTAGCGAATATCTACCACTAAGTAGTAACAGTTGGTATGCTTCAAACTCGCCGTGTGTGTATAGTTCGGTCATGGTTTACCTGCCACCCCACAAAATCCTTTAGGCTGTTCTTGCTTCCTACCCTGCCACATTTCCATCGCCCTATTAAAATCGTATTCGGTCTTGTAATCTTGTGGGTCTGGACACAATGTATTGTTTTTAATCCATCGCCAAGCCATGCAATCGGATGCGACACACTTATTCATCTCTGGCAGGTAGCACCATTTCTTTTTCGCTTCTTCTTCAGTGTACATCTCACCCTCCCGTCACCGTAAAATATAGGTACACGAACGCCATAAAGGACACCGCAGCCGATAAAATCATCAGTAGGTAGCCCAAGAAACGCCACCAATTTATGTGCCTGTACCATTTACGCCTGCTTCCCATCTCTAAGGTCATGTAGAACATGTTAAGCCTCCAACTCCCATCCAAAACATTCTTTAATGTCTATAATCGTTTGTTCAATCGTTTGCCCCTTCTCTGGTATCCAGGTAATTCCATCACCCTCTGGGAAACATGATGCCCAATAACCTCTAGCTCTGAACGCCTCAATATTTTTGCCATTCCCAATTTGACCGTCATCGCCACCAAATATTCCCCCAACTGGATGGTTTGAAGGAAATTTTCCATTCTTCATTTGATATTTGCCTTCCCATATTATATTCCCTGTGTTTTTACCTTTTACATATGGAAATACTTTGACTTTCATTTCACCCCTCCATCTCCCTCCTACTGTCTTTAGTCCATAACTTCATAAAATCATTCGCACAAATATTGCAAAATTCATTTAGCGTGGGACTACCTGGTGGGTCTGTCTTTAACGGGAAATACTTTTTAAAATTATTATAAATACATATTGCTATACTTGATTGGTAGGCCAACCAAAAGTCAGCATCTTTGCGGAGTTGCCATGTAAGCCATCTAACTGCTAATTTTGTAATCATCTTACCCCTCCATCTCCCTTGCCTTGTCGTGTGCCATGTCTGCAATGCCGCTAAGGTAAACTGCGAAGGCATCCAGCTTCTCCCTCGGTGTAAGGTTTCGACCATAAAAGATATGATATGCACTCGCCAGTTCCTTCATGACCCCTGCCTTGAAATCCCTTAGCTCCTGCTCCTGTTGGATTTCCTTTTTGCGTTCCGCTTCCTGCTTCTTCTCTGAATCGGTGTAAACTGGTTTGTCCTTCATCCCCTACCCCCTAAATTGTCAAGTCCTATTCGTTAAAGTTAAATACCCCCTGCCTGAGCCGTTCAACTGCTATTTCACAATACTTCTCTTCGATTTCTATTCCGATTGCTTTACGATTTAACTGCTTTGCCGCTACCAATGTGGTTCCGCTACCCATGAAGGGGTCGATTATTTTATGTTCTGCATTGCTAAACCAAATTAACAGCCTTTCAATGGGGTATATTGGCATAGCGGCGGGGTGTAAGGATTTTGCAGCTTGTTTTGTATTGATAAAGAAGTCGCAATTTGGTCTTTTTAGTAAATCACCACCTATGAGATATTGAGAAAAAAGACTTAGATTAAATGGGCCATGAGTCATGGCGTTTGGCGAATGTTGGATAACTGTCCACACATAGCCGAGAACCTCTGCGAATACAGGTAAAACAATCGGCATTGTTTTCGTTGGGGATTTTACAATGAATGATTTAGAACATTGTTTAAAAGATGAAAACCAACTATGGCAAAGTAGACGATAATCTTCATCAGATAATTTATCTTTATAAGATTCATAATTAAGATTCACATTAAATGGTATATCAGTCAGCACAAGGTCAACGGGCTCAAGGTGGGGCAGAATTAGACGGCAGTCACAATTATAAATCTGTATTCCCGGCTCCTCGTAGTATGGTTTCGGTAAGCTCATGCTATCAAGTCCTTCGGCTTGCAGTCGAGTATCCTATAATAAATCATTTGGATTTACCCCAAGAACACTCGCTAATCTTATACGTGAATTTAATGGAATACTTTTTCCTTTTTCCCATACTGTAATTTGACTATGAGATAGTTGAGCTTTTGCTGCAAGTACACTTTTAGGCATTCCGAGCGATTCTCTACATGATCTTAGTTTTGTATTGTTATATTCTAACGGAAAATGAATTTTGCTATGACAATATGTACACAATAACATAACATTAAATGGTTTGTTATAATCGTAATGATGACGCACCTTTTCGCCGTCATGCTCGCATTCATGCTCTATTATTATTTTATCGGGATGTTTTATCATTAATGAATATGCCTCTTCCTGTAATGGTGTTTTCATATCTTAATCCCCTTACGCTTCAGAAGTTCATAGACATCAATAACCAACTGTGCAGACGGGTCTGTGTATCCGAGTTCATATTTACAAAGATTTACTCGTCTAACATTGAGAATCTTAGAAAATTCTGTTTGTGATAGTTTTAGTGCTTTGCGGGATTTCTTGAAAAACTCTGTTGTGGTCATGGATACCTCCTTGATTTAGGTGTATCCTAACAAATCGATAATATCCTGTCAAGAACTATTTTTAATTTTTATTTCTCAACGATAACAACAAGATAAACTACTTTTGATGATATTTATATAAATTCCTGTAAAAATATTTTGTTCTTTTTAGGCATTTTACGCCTTAGCCTGCTTCGCAAGATAGCCGACAAGACCGCCTGCAATGACGTTGGTAATATCTTTTCCCACTCCATCGGGTAGATAGAGTGCGTTGAGTGCTATTATCACCAGGCCGATGATTACGATAAGGTTGTCA